CCGAACCCGCTGGTTCCACCGAAGCCGACCGACAGACCCGGCTGCTGCATCATGACCTGACCGAACTTGATGCCGAAAATCGAGTACATCTGGGTACCGGAGCTATACTTAGCCCGTGCATCGGAACCCTGTCCAGTATTGGCCTGTTCAGCCACCAAGTAGTCCGACCGTACTATCGGAATACTGTCGAAGAAGGTGATCCGTTTGCCAGCCTCGGTCCAGCCAAAGCTGACCTGACCCATGCCGACATAACTGGCGATACCCGCCTCTTGGTATGACGCATCAATACGTCGGCCCAGTTCAAACGGGACATAAAACATATCGCACCCGTACTGCATAGCATCCAACAGAATTCGGAGGTTACGCAAGGACAGAGCGCCCTCACCCTCGTCAATATCCAAGTTGGTGCCATTCTGTTCAGCCGCGAGTGCGTGTATACCGTCGACCTGCTTGGCCCCACCGTAAGTGATGTCGTCATATATCATCTTGTCGCCCAACTTCAACATGACACCCTTCTGCATCTCTTTGAGCTTCTGGGCTTGGTAGTTGTTGATGTTGCCGTAGATGGACTCCACGAAGTTGTCGAGTTTGCGCTGGAGGTAACTGATCTTCAACTCGGTCTCGACCTCAGTGTACGTGACACCCTCAGTCCAACTAAGCTGTTCACCAATAGTTATATCCGCAACGTCGTCCTCAGTCGTGGCATTCTCCCGTAGCCATTTAATAGACTTACCGCTGTTGGCAGCCTGAGCAACAGGAGCGTATTCGAGGATGTTACCCCTCTTAATGGTCTCTTCTATGACACCGGGAATGAGCATACTCTGAGTAAGTTTCTGACACTCAGCAAGGCTATCCCAATGTCCACCAGCACTAGCCATATCTTCCTCCTATTAAGTTACCTTGGAAGGTATAGCACCGACATGCTTCGACATACTGATTATGTTCTTAGCTGCCGTGAGGGGGTCGGGTATGTTTCCCACATTCCCGCCCGGTACAGGTGAAGGAGGCATTTTGACTGGAGGTGTTTGGTTCATCTCCTTGGTCTTCTTAAGGGCCATTATCTCCATATCCTTAGGGTTCTTAAACTCCTTCAGGACTTCCTCATCTATCCCGTACTCTCTTGCTATTCGCGTTCTTTCAATGGTCAGTTCCCGTTCCTGTAGGGCTATCTTCTGAACTTCAAGGTCGGCCATGGCTTTCTTCATAGCGGCATCCCTCTTACTCAGGTTGTCCTGCGTCGCAAGTATTTGCTTACGAGCGTCGTCCAGTGACCCCTCGGACAACGACAACTTACTTTGAAAGTCGGAGACTTGCGATTCCAAGGCTTGTAACGTCTCCTTGCTCTGACTTTGCGCTGCCAACGCTTCGTCTCTTTGTCGGGTCAGAGACTCCTTCATGGATATTAGGTCTGCGTTGGGAACATATTCAGTCTCATTGAATACTACCATGCGCTGGTCTTTGGCGTGCTGGTAGACAGTTCCTTCCATAGCCTGTCCAATTAGGTCTGCGGTCCCACCGTTTTCCTCTGACATAAATCCTCCTGTTTTTGGTTTCAAATTCTTATTATACCATTGTCATAAACATTTGTCAAGACGGTGGTATAGTACCTTCGTCGTCTGCCCTAAGCCACTCCTCAACACCGAGTTCTTTGGCTCGTCTGAGGAGGACTTCACGTTCTCTGTCCTCGTATGTTGGAGCCCACGTCTCATACTCACCATACCCCGGCGGTGTCTTGCCCCAGTTATGTATACCATCGTTGTAATATAGGGGGACAGCCTCACCGCCGACACCTTTCTCGGTATACCCGTAAAACCACAGGTAGTAGTCGACTTCAGGGTTAGCTGTCCTCATAAGCTCACGGGCATCACGCAACTTCTTCCTGAATCCTTTGTACACGTCAGAGTCTTGGAGGGCGTCGCGTACTCTAGGATCACTTGAATGATCCGCCTTGGATATCAGCGACCTGTCTATGGGAGAGTATGCCTTCAGTATGTCACCCCAGAGATTCCAGTATTGTCGTAGTACACCATTACGGGCTTCCATGGCAAGTCTTTCAGGCTCAGGGAGAAAACGCCCCTTCATCTCCTCCCAAGGCTCCCTCCAGTAGTCCGGTATAGCCTCTTCAATTTCGTCCTTCTTGGAGTATACCGTATCCCAGTCGACGCTTCCATCCGGTAATGTATAAGCTGACGGGTTAACCCCATAGTACGCATCCAAGTACGTCTGTAGAGGATGCGGGGGTGCCATAGGACCGACACGCCCAAGTATCTCATTGTACTCTACCATGTCATCCCAGCCCATAGGAATACCTTGTATGTACTTGCCGTCCTCGACAACCCATCCGTACTCGCCATACATAGGCTCTCCGGTAATAGGATCGATGGCCCACTGTAGCTTACCGTCAACCATCTCCTTCTTGCCGTATAACTTCTCCATCTCGGCAAAGTACTTAGTGTTGATGTCGCCTATCTTCTCTCTCAAGACAGTATTGGACAATTGCCCACCGCTGACGAACTCTGTCCACAACGATGTCAAAGCCTTATGTCTCCACGATTTCCACTCGTCTGCCTTTCGACGGAGTTCGTTCTGTTGGCGGGTTATTGTGGCTTCGGGTTCCTGTGACCTCAACTCACTGGCAACACCCTTGTACTTCATAGGCCAGCTTTCGTTGATGATGGCCCACATGTCCGGTGTGATTTCGTTGGAGTGCATTGCCCAAGGATCGTTGCCGTACTTCAGCAAGTTCCTGTAGTAGTCCTCGTCCTTCCCTATACGACTGCCTACAATATCCACCCACATACTGGCCCTCGCGTTCTCAGCCTCTACTCTGTCCTCATGCCGCATATGAGTCATGCCTGTCTGAGTACCAATGACATCGTACTTAGCTACCTGTCTGTAGGCGTCGTCTCTTATGTTGTTCAACTCAGACTTGCGTGTCTCTATCTCAGCGGCTTTCTCAGGAGATACATCCCCAAGGTCTATGCCATTTAACTCCTCCAACTCGGCCTCAAGGTCAAACAGCCGTATACCATGATGACTCTCTAACCATTGGTTGATGTTGTAGTCCCTGAACTTATTGGGAAACAACTTCTCATGTAAATCTCTAGCATGTGTACTACCGGCGGCTATGAGGACATTAAGCCCTGTCTCTTGCAGGGGTGGTATAATACTGCCTGTCTCGGCTGGACCCCCCTGAATTATACGTGTCATAGCAAGGACGGACTGCCCCGGTGCCCCCAGATAAAACCCATACCTCTGCATGTCGTCTATGGCCTCAAAAAAAGGCCCACTCATGACAGCGGGGTAATCGGGTTTGGTCAGTGTCGCCGTCATACCGAATATAGTCCCCCTCAGCGGCATTATCTGTAACTCCTTGGCGATCTGTAAATAACCATACCCACCACCACTAATACCGATTTCCTCATCCATGTCGTAGAAACGCCCTGTCTGTGTCGGTATCCAAGGGTGACGTATACTCATGCGAGCCAACCACTCAGGTCGACTAGTCTCATACGTCCAGAATGGGAAGAAGTGACGCATGAAAGAGTTAAGGGCCGTCGGGTTATCGTACATGACGAAGTTCTTCTCTAACTCCTTATTGGCTATATCGACGGCCTGAATCCTCATCTCCTTAAAGTTCTCAAACAGCTTTGGATCAGCCGCCCTCTTACCGTCAACAAATGTCTGCATATTCTGAACACGTTGGCGCGCAGCTTCAATGGCTTTCTCATTGTAGACATTCGTAATAGGAACCCCTCGGAGATCACTGGCGAGGTTGGTAGCTTCTATCTCCTTAGGCCCAGCTATAGTAGTCATACCACCGCGTTCACCAGACAACTGCTTATGTATACGTCGTATGACTTTCTCGTTCACACCCTTCATCTGCCCAGTCTCTCTAAGGTATGTCATGACGTACTGTGTGAAATTGTCCTCATCCAACAAAGCCAAGTTCTCCACGAGAGCCCTACGGAGTTCGTTCGATGACCCCCCCATGCGTTTAGACAACTCTTCCATACTGATATTTCGTGGTCGCCCTCTGACACCCATTGGTATGGGAGCTTGTGATGGAAGATTACGAAGGTCTCCAGTCAGTCGACTGAGTTTACCAACCAACTCACCCGTCAGTGCAGCCTGATCGTTGCCCTGTTTAATCCATATATCGTCCATACGTTGCCTGTACTCAGACCAGAAAGCATCAGACGTGAAGTCTTTCTTACGAGCGAAGTGACTACGCCGAAACGCATTGGCCTCTTCCCACGCTTTCCTCGTATTCTCTACCATGGCACGGGCAGTATCTACAGGGCCTCGAATATGTGAAACCCCTTGGGCTTCTCCAACTCTCTCCAAGGCTGTCGCCATCTT